AGGGCCTCGCCGTCGAGGCCGGCGCCCTCCCGACCCTGGCCACCGGCGCCGGCGGCCAGTTCTGGGTCACGTCCTCGAGCGGCGACTCCGACTCGGAATGGCTGATCCGGTGGCGCGACGTCGGCCGAGCGGCCGTCGAGGAGGGCCGTGACACCGGGATTTGTTACGTCGAGTTCGCCGCACCGGACGGGGCCGATCTCGACGACGAGGCCACCTGGTGGGCCGCCCACCCCGGCCTCGGCCACCACGTGAACATCGACGCCCTCCGCACCGACCACCTCCTCATGACCCCCGACACGTTCGCCGCCGAGTACCTCGGCGTCTGGCCCGAGGCCCGCGTCGACGCCGCCCTCGTCGACGCCTGGGCCGCCTCGACCGACCCGGGCGCCACGCTCACCGGGTGGCCGGCGTTCGCCGTCGAGACCTCCCTCGACCGGGACCGCACCGTGATCGTGGCCGCCGGCGCCGACCCGACCGGGCGCCTCGTCGTCGAGGTCGTCGAGGACCGCCCCCACGGCCCCTGGCTCGACGAGCGCCTGGCCGAGCTCGTCGACCGGCACCACCCGATCGCCGTCGCCTGGGACGCCGGCGGGCCCGTGGCCGCCTCGAGGCGCATGCTCGACGAGCTCACCGCCCCCACCTCGCCGCTGAACACCCGTGACGTGGCCGCCGCCTCCGGGGCCTGGCACGACCGGGTCCTGGCCGGTCACGTGACCCACCGCGACGACGACCGGCTCACCACCGCCGTGGCCGCCGCCCGCCGGCGGGGCGCCGGCGGTGGCTGGCTGTACGACCGGCGCCAGCCCGAGGCCCTCCCGTGGTTGGCCGCCTGCCTCGCCGCCTGGGCCTACACCGACAGTACGAGGACACCCCCCACCGTCACCTAGTGGTTCTCGTAACCCGACGTTGTGTTACCGAGGGCCGTGAGAGGTCGGCGCCGGCGTGGCCGCGTGGATCGGTCGTCGGGACCGGTGAGAGGCCACTGGACGGGACCACGGGGTTACATCACGGTGTGAGGGCAATGGCTCGCTCCCGCCGCCTGCGCCTCCGATCGCTACCACCGCCACCGGCTGGCGCGCCGGGCCCGGCAACGACGGCGGGCCCGGCCCCGGCCCGTCCCTCGACGCTCGAGGCGGCCATGGCCGCGGTGATCGCCCAACGCGCCGCCGGCGACGTCCTCGACCCCTACGGCCTGCCCGTCGTGGTCGCCTGCCGGGGCCTCCTCGCCGACACCCTCGGCCAGCTCCCGCTCATCACCCTGCGGGGCCGGCGGCCCCTGCCCCGCCAGCCCACGCTCACGCTGCGCCCGAACCCGCACGAGTACCGGTGGCTCACCATGCACCGCCTCACCAACAACCTCACCCGCTGGGGGTACACGTTCCTGCGGGTGACCGACTGGACCGGCGCCGGCGCCCCCGCCGCGGTGCGGGTCCTCGACCCCGGCGACGCCTCCGCCGTGTGGGACCCGACCACCGGGGACCTCGACACCGTGTGGCACCTGGGCGAGGAGCTCACCCCGGGCCTCGACGTGATCTGGATCCCCTACCGGGTCGAACGCCGCGGGAGCCTGGGCGAGGCGCCCCTCGACGGGTGCGCCCGGGCCCTCGAGCTGTACGCCGAACTGTTCGAGATGGCCGGCAGCTTCTGGCACGCGGGCTACCCGTCGCTCATCGTCGAGGTCGCCCAGCGCCTCGCCCCCGGCCAGGCCCAGGCCATCAAGGCCCAGCTCATCGAATCCATGGGCGGGCGCCATGAGCCCGGCGTGATCGACGCCGACGGCAAGGTGTCCGCGATCGGCTCGTCCGCCGTCGAGTCCCAGCTCGTCGAGTCCCTGGCGGTAGCGAACGCTGAGATCGCCCGGGCGTTCCTGATGCCGCCGTCCCTCGTGAACGTCGCCAGTGGTGACAGCCTCACGTACTCGACGGTCGAGGGTGAGATGCGCCGGTGGCTGGCCACCGGCCTCGGCGCCTACCTCAACCGGATCGAGGCCGGGTTCGACGAGCTCACCCCCGCCGGCCAACGCTCCCGGTTCGACACGAGTGAGCTTCTCCGGGCCGACCTCACCGGGCGGGTCGAGGCCTATGCGACCGCGCTGGCCGGCGCCCCGTGGCTCACCGTCGACGAGGTCCGTGACCTCGAGGGCCTCGACCCCATGCCCGACACCCCGGCCGCGCCGGCGCCGGCTGACACCACGCTCACCGACGCCGTCCCCGGCGCCTGACCAGGAGGCCCCATGCCTTCACACCCTCAGAAACTCAAGCTCTCAGAAACTCATGTGAGGGCTCTGGTGGAGGTGCCGACCCGCACGGTGCACGCCCGGCGGTCGCCGGCGCCGGCGACGGTGGATGAGGCCGGGAGCCTGCACGGCCGATTGGTCCCGTGGGACACACCGGCCGAGGTGCGGGACGAGGCCGGCGCCCCCTATGTGGAGTCATTCGCGCCCGGCGGGTTGCAACCCCCCGATTCCGGTGTGATCCCGGTCTACGCCGGGCACCGGGTCACCCCCCGGGGGATCGAACGGGGGCCCCTCGTCGGACGGCTCGACGACGTCGAGGCCCGCCTCGACGGCCTGTACGGCCGGGTCGTCCTCGCCGACGTCCCGGCCGCGGCCGAGCTGCGGGCCCTGGCCCGCACCGTGGGCGCCACGTTCTCCGTGGAGTTCACCGACACCGCGCCGCCGGCGGCCGAGTTGGTCCGCACCCGCGCCCAGCTCGACGGGCTCGCCGTGCTCACGCTCCCCCAGCGCGGCGCCTACGCCGACGCGGTGGTGACCGAGGTCCGCGCCGCCCCCACCGACCCTGAAGACGAGGACGAGGACGAGGAGGATCCCATGGCCATCGAGACCGAGGACCAGGTCGAGGACGAGGACGAGGAGCGCGCCGCGCCCGACGACGCCGGCGACGAGGGCCCGCCCACCGCGGCCCGTGCCGCCATCCGTCGGGAGGTCGCCCGGATCATGGGCCGCGGGGTCGCCCCCCGCCAGGCCCATCCCCTCGCCCGGTACCGGGGCACGTTCGAGTTCTACGAGGCCGCCCGCGCCTCCCAGTCCGACGAGCTCCCGCTGCTCTTCCGGGATAGCTATTTGGCCCACCGCGAGCGGACCGCCATGGCCCGGGCGTTCGTCGACCAGATCACCACCGACAACCCCGGGGTCATGCCCCCGGCGTGGCTCACCGAGATCTTCGGGATCCTCGACCTCGGCCGGCCCGTCATCAACGCCATCGGCACCCGGCCCCTCCCACCGTCGGGGATGGAGGTCGACTGGCCCTACTTCGACGGCGACCTCCACGCCCTGGTCGCCGAGCAGACCGTCGAGAAGGCCGACGTCACCTCCGTCAAGGTGTCGTTCAAGAAGGCGTCGACGCAGATCAAGACCTACGCCGGCGGCAGCGACATCTCGTGGCAGCTCATCCGCCGGTCCCAGCCCGCCTACCGCGACGCCTACCTGCGGATCCTGAACATCGCGTACGGGGTCGTGACCGACAACGTGGTGGGCGACCTCATCCCGGCGGTGCCCGGCCACCAGACCGTCACCTACGACGTGGCCGCCGCCGACCCCGACGGCGCCGCCCTCAAGGCCGCCGTTTTCGAGGCCTCCTCGAAAGTCCAGATCGCGACGGGGTCACCGGCGAGCTATGTGCTCGCCGCCACCGACGTGTTCCTGGCGTTCGGCGGGATGCCGTTCCTGGTCCCCGGCACCTACGGAACACAGAACGTGGCCGGCACCTCCCAGGCCTCGACGCTCGACGTGAACATCTCCGGGCTCGCCGTGACCCACGCGCCCGACCTCGCGGCGGGGACGGCGATCGTGTCGAACAAGTCGGCGATGTCGTGGATGGAGGACGGCCCGTTCGTGGTCGCCGCGCCGGTGGTGCCCAAGCTGGGCGAGGACGTGGCCATCTGGGGGATGGGAGCGTTCGCCGCGTTCATCCCCGCCGGCATCGTCCTCCTCGACGACGGCATCGTCACCGCCTCGGCCTCGAGCGGCCGCAAGAAGGCCAGTGACTGACGAGGAGGTCACCGCGGTGGTGGCCGCCCGCATCGCGTCGGTGCTGGGCCTACCCGCCGCGCCCCCGGTGCCGAGGGTGACCGAGGCGGCCGGCGCCGCCGTCGCGCTCGTGCGGTGGTTCATCTACGGCGATGTGATCATCGCCGGGGCGCCGCCGGTGCCGGACCTTCCCTCCGGCGAGGACGCGCTCGTCGGTCTGACCGCGCTGGGCGTGCGCGTCTACCACGACCCCGCTTCACCGGGCGGGGTCGTGGGCGGCGACGCCTACACCGGCGCGGCGATCCCCGAGGACCTCCTCACCCACGTCCGCCACTACTTCGCCCAGTACCGGCGATCGTTCGGGTTCGCGTGATGACGTCGCTCGAGCTGCTCACCGTGGCCCTCGAGGCGTTCGCCGCGGCGACGAACACGCCGACGGCGGGGCACGCCGCGCCGGCCGAGGTGACCGCCACCCCCGCCGTCGTGTTGCGCCCGGCGGATCCGTGGATCATCCCGAACCGCAAGATCGGCGCGTGCGCCGAGGTGCGGTGGGTCCTGCAACTGGTGGGCGGCCGGTACGACCTGACCGCCAGCCTCGGCCAACTGGCCGCCGGCTACGTCGGCGTGGTCGACGGGCTACGCCGGGCGGGGGTCGGCCAGATCGGCGGGCTCGGCCTGGTCGAGCCGACCGAGGTCGCCGGCGTCCCCTGCCTCGCCGCCAACTTCGCGGTCACGATCCCCTACGACCCGGGAGCACCCTGATGGGCAACTACTTCGACGACGTCACCCTCACCCTCACCGTGCAGAGTGGCGGCACGGCGACGGACATCTCCTGCGATGTCACCGCCGCCACCCTCACCCCCGACACCCCCGAAGAGATCCGCAAACGCCTGTGCGGTCAGAAGACCGTGACCGGTACCACCGTGTGGTCGCTCGAGCTCGAGTACGACCAGAACTGGTCGCCGGGCGAGGTCGGCCCCCCCGTCGTCTCCATGGGCCTCTCACTATTCTTGGATCAGAACGCCGGTGAGCTCGCCGATTTCGTGATCGAGTGGCCCCTCGAGGAGACCCAAGCCACCGGGGTCGTGCGTCTCAAGCCCGGCCCGTACGGGGGGACCGCCGGTGAGATCGCCGAGGCCAGTCTCACGTTGGGCCTCGACGGTGAGCCCGTGTTCGGGCCGATCGCCATCGCCGACCCCGCCGCCGGCGACGACCCCGAACCCACCTCAGATGAGTATGTGAGGCCCGCGGCGTGAGGGCGATGTCGTTGGTGTTCCGGTTCGCGGTCACGATCGACGACCGCAAGCTCGAGGTCCAGAACCGTCCCGGCGACGCCATCAAGCTGAGGGCCATGGGCGACGGCGGCGACCTCGACCAGGCCCTCGCCGCCGGCGGCATGACCGCCTATGAGTGGCTGTTCAAGTTCTCATGGCAGGCCCTCAGCCACCACGACGAGTACACGGCTATCACCTACGACGAGTACCTCGACCGGTGCGAGGCGTGGGATGTCCTCGACGACGAGACCGGGGGCCCGCTGCGCCCTACCGGCGCGGGACCGTCGAGCGCATGATCGTCGAGCTGGCGATCGCCACGCACACGGCACCCCGCGACTGGTGGGACGAACCCCTCGAGGTGATCGTCACCGCCACCACCGTCCTCGCCCGCCAGGCCCGCCGGTGAGCACCAAGGCGTCGAGCGGCCGGGGCCTCGACGCCGAGGTCACCGTCGACGGTCTTAAAGAGACGCTCCGGGCGTTCAACACGTACGGGAAAGAAGCCAACCGCGAGCTGCGCGAGGCCGCCGGTGAGGAGGCGGACCGGGTGGTCGCGGCCATCACCCTCGCCGCCGGTACCGCCGGCCCCCAGGCCGCCCTGGTCGCCACCTCCGTGAAACGCAAGTCGGATCGGGTGCCGTCGATCGTGGCCGGCGGCTCCCGCCGCATCCGCCCGAACACCCGC